TCGTTCGCCAGGATGACGCCGCTGACATCGTCCTCGTGCAAGCGCTGCATGATGATGACGATGGCACTGCGCCTCTGATCGTTAAGGCGGTTCGACATCGATTCCCGGAACCATCGCGAGGTTCCCTCGCGCTCTTTCTCGCTCTCCATGTTGACGACGTTGTGGGGATCGTCGAGCACGACGCGGTCGCCGCGCTCGCCGGTGCCGACTCCACCGATCGAACTGGCCCGGCGCGAGCCGGTCCGATCGTTGGTGATCAGCGATGAACCTTGCTTCTTCAGGGCGAAGCGCTCGCCCCAGAGATTGCGATACCGGGCGCTCGACACCAAGGCGAGGAACTTGTTGTTGTCGCGCTCGGTCAGGTCAGGGGAGTAGCTGAATGCAACAGTCCGCAGATGCGGCATATTTCTTGGCCCCCACTCGTAGGCGGGCCAAAACACATTCACCAGGAGCGATTTCATAAACCCGGGTGGCACGTTGCACAAGAGCCGGGTGATCTTGCCGTTCGTCACCGCCTCGAGGTGGAGGCACACCGCTTCCAGCGGCCAGCCCTCGACGAGCGGCGTCACCGGTTCCAGGACGCTCCAAAAATACCGGATGAAGGCGAGCAGTCCGCCATCGGGGCGCGACTGTTTCTTGCGCTCTTTCTTGGCCTGGGCCTCGGTCTTGACGGCGTGCTTCGCCTCCAGGCGCCGCGCCAACTCGGCGTCGATCTCGGCTTGGCTCGGGAGATCGCGGAGAAGGCCGTTAAGAGCTTGGAGCATTGCGCGCCATAGCGAGCAGAAGATCGCGGAACGGAATCGGGGTTGCGGCGCGGATGATCGATTTGTCCTTGCCGCCGATGTAGGCCATCACGCCGGCGCGCCGCGCCTTCTCGTATCCGTAGCGCTCGACCGCGATAGGCGATAGACGTTGCGGTGCTGGCCCCCAGATCAGTTCCGGTAGCGTCACAGGCTCGTGGGCGAGCAGCCATGTTGCCTTGCGGGCCATATGACCGTAATGCGCCTGTTCGACATGGGCGACCGCAAAGCCGCCAGCGAGCCGCCAGCCGCCTCGGTGATCAGGCTTCGGCAAGTCAAACGCATCCCACGCGCGCGAGTACGCTGGGTGCTCGATAACGCCACCGCACAGCACCAGCGACCGCAGTGCTGCCGCAAAGCAGCCGCCGTCATCCCCGAGCTTGTACTGATGCGGCTTGCGCGTCGAGCCATGCCAATAGCGCCCCCAGCGCTCGCATGGGGGATGAGCCACGATAGGGTAGGACCCGCGATAGAAACGTGCGTCTCGCTCTCGATCCCAAGGATCGACGCCACGGAGCCCGAAATAGCAGCCGCCGGCGGCGACATAGAGCGCGGCGATCATGTGCGCCCCTCGGCTCGGCGACGGTACCACGTAGCCCGCGACATCCCAGCCGCGAGCCACGGCTTTAGGGCCGTCGCCGTCTTGAGCCGGTCGGCCTCAATCGGCCGTCCTGGTTTGGTTTCGCGCGGGCCGGACGCTACCCCGGCTTGGCCTACTTCCATTGGGCGCCCCTGCGGCTTACCCGGAGGGGAACCTGTCTGCACAGAACCAGCCACCTTACGCAGCTTCGGTGCGGGTCTGCTCTCCCCGCCTCCGCGCGAACTGCTGGCGGGCGCCTCGCGGAACGCCCGCAATTGATCCAATTTCGAAGGCCCTTTCATGAGACTATTTGAGACGGTTTGAGACAAATGTCAAATTGTCTCACTCAATCGCCGTCTTGCCGACGATCCGCCGCAGCGTCAGCAGCTCGGCCTCGGAAAGCTGGGTCAGATCGTGGCGCATGACGCCGTCGACCTTCAGGGAGGCCAGGCGGGGGTGCTTGTACGGCGCGAGCTGGTTAAGTGCCTGCTGCGCCTTGTTCAAATAGCCTTCCATGACTTTCTGGTCGGCGCGGTCGCCCTTCTTCTGCTCGGCGGCGGCGCGCCCGAGGTAGAGTTTGCAGATCGTCTCCATCTGGTCGATCACGCTGAAATCGTTCTGGGCGTTGGCGGCATTGGCAAACCCGCCTCGCATCAGAAAGCGGTCATCCGCCACCGTGCGCTTGTTCTTGGTGACCTTTTGCTTGCCGCCTCTGCGCTCACCGGGCTTTGCTCCCCCTCTCGGCATCTTGGCTAAGCCTGTGAATTATTTCTTAATTCGCCTGTCTCACACCGATAGAGCGAGCGCGCGATCTTCGGCGGTCTGCCGTCGTAGAAGTATTCGCAGCAAACGCTACCGACCGTCGATCCGAGCGGCTCAGCGCATGCGGCGCCGGGGATCACAGTGTAGGCATAGAAATCCGGCGCCTTGACGATCCAAAAGCCGTTTTCGTGCTTCTCGGGCTCGCTGTATGCCGTAGCGAGCTCTCCGGCTTGTTCGGCATCAACGCGGGTGGGATAGCCGCCAATCACGGCGGGCGGCCTCTGGTTGACCTGAGGCGTGAGGATCAGAACCCAGCTCATGATGCCTGTTCGTCCCTCGGCTGTCGCCCGACGCGTTTCGCGATGTCGTCGAAGCTCTCGCCCTGGGTGACGGCGCCAGCATGGGAGCGGAGGAACTCGATCTCGGCGATGGCCGCCTTGATCACATCGACGGTGTGCGGCGTATCGAGGTCGGTGTGCTCATCGCCCCATTGAGCCAGTTGCCGCAACTCAGCAAGAACGTCGCGCCCGCTCATGGCTTCACCTTTTGGGCGTGCTTGGTGGGCTCGATTTCGCCCTTCGCGACCTTGGCCTGGTACGGCATCCATTCCGCGAACCGGGCATCGCCGGTCGGGCGAGGATCGCCCTCCTGCAGGAGTTGGATTTTCTCCAATCCGTAGGAGAGCTTACCGCCGCCACAAGGGAAGACGTGCAGGTCGACGAGGCGATCGTCGTGGACGTGCGTGACAATGGCGGGGAGGGGCTGATCGCCGGGCGATGGACCGCGGCTGAGGTCTGAGGAGTTCGGGCGATACCAGACGATACGGCCAGAGGTGGGCACGATGATCATGGCTGTAATCCCTTGGTCCCGCTGTAGATCGCATCAGCCGGCACATCGTAACCGCCCATTGTGTGGTCTTGTCCAAGTCTGAGAGATGCTACGAGCTCGTAGAGACGCGCCGCTTGGGACAACAACACATCGGCGTAATCTGCCGATGCGCGTGTTCTCCAATTGGCGATGATGCGAGCATGATACTCGATGAGGCCAAACTTCTCATCCATCAGCATTTGCTTGCGCAATCGCGCTTCGTTTGCCGCTTTCTTGGATGACCTTGAGTCCGTGTTGGTTGGTTTGCTCACCCTTTTGCTGGCACGGCGAGCATTATCGGGTCGGGGGCGGAATTTAAGGCGGGTTCTTTTGGTCATTTCGGGAGTCTCCACGGCGCGCGGGGACCGGACCGCAGTGGCGGGCGTCGCCGCTGGGGCAGGAAGAACCCGGGCAACGCGCCCGGGCCAAGTTGAGAACCATACAAGTCTCGGGAGGAAATTCCAAGACGGGGACCTGCATATCAGAGATTGCGGGGGCGGTCGATACCCGGGGGCGCGTTAAGGGATCGTCAATCTGTGGGCTGTATGGTGGGCATCGAGGCGCGCGCTCCGCGCGCTCTCAAATGGAGACCTGCGATGCCCGAGCTACAGATCAGGAACCTGCGTACTGGTGCCTGGATCACGATCGCCGAGGCCCCGACGCCGGAGCGTCTCGCCGGCACCGTCCTCAGCGGCGTCGCTCTCGTGCTGTTCGTGGCGGTTCTGCTGGGATGGTGCGCGATCCTTGGACAACCCTAGCCCACCACTGGCATTGCGGTGCGGGCGATGTCGAGCAGCACGTCCCGAAACGCCGGTGGTGTAGCGGCCCGGATGGCGGCTTTGTGCTTGCCACCGACTGCGGCCATGACGCCTATCCGGCGCGCCTTGGCGTAGCCGTAGCGTTCTACCGCGTAGGCTGGGAGGCGCTGCTCGGCTGGCCCCCAGATCAGATCAGGCAAGGCAGTGCCGGCGACGAGCAGCCATGTGGCCTTGCGCGCGCTGTGACCATAGTGGCCCTGCTCGACGTGGCAGGCGTAGAGGCCGTCGCGGCCAAGCCACCAACCCCCGAAGCGATTTGGTCTCGGAAGATCGAACGCCTCCCACGCGCGGCTGTGGGCCGGATGCTCGAGCACGCCCCCGTAGCGCAACAGGCTGGCAAGCGCGGCCGCAAAGTGGCCACCATCAGCGCCGAGCTCGTATTGGTGAGGCTTGCGCGGGCTGCCGTGCCAGTAGCGCCCCCAGCGCTTGCACTCCGGATGCGCGACGACGGGCCATGGGCCGTCATACTTGCGCGCGTTTCGGGCATCGTCCCATGGGTCGACGCCGGGCAGGCCGAAATAGCAGCCGCCCGTCGCCACGTAGAGCGCGGCGATCATTGGTTCGACAACGCGAGCATATCGCGATGACAGCACAATCGGCCGCCCGTATCGAATTGGACGATATACCAGCCGGTCGGCGGTTCGTGGCCGCGACGCGGCTTGACGATACGCCCGGTTTCGACATGGTCGCCCATCGCAAAACGGATATAAACCTTGGTTCCTGCGTTCATGACCGCCCCCATCTGAGGCGCTGACACTACGCGAT